TGTTAAAACAATTGGAACTGCTAATGCCAGTACTAGTAGTAGTTTCATTGCTTCTGCGCTTTGGCTTCGGCAATCAACTGATTGAACACTTCCTTAGGCATCTCAAGACGCACAAAGGTATAGTGACGACCTTGCATAGTAAACTGTGCAGTTTCTGTTCGCATGTGTTCACGGATAGTTGTGCTCTTAACCACATAGGAGATAGAAGTTTTTGTGGACTTCTTATCGTTAACAAAATCAATCCGTGTTTCGCTATTAACTTCTGAGTTAATACGTTTGGCAAAGTTGTTCATTGCAATAGCATACATCTGTTCTTCTGCGGCTTGTGCGTGAACTGACTCTCCTCCGCCGCAGGCATAGGCAAACTCTTTCTTCCACCAGAAGTAACCTTTAACACCTGCTTGTTGGCATTCTTGATACCAATCGGGCATAGCGTATTCTTTACGTTCTTCTACAGTCTTCATACCTGAACAGGCTGTAAGTGCCGCAACGATAGGGATTAAAATAAACTTTTTCATTTTGCCATTTCCTGTGAGTGTGTTTTAACTGTGTCTACGCCCTTGTCTAACATCTTAGCAATGCCGCTGAATCCAACAGTAGCTAAAACCAATCCAAAGACTGTGCCGATTACAAAGTTTCTCATATCTACCTTTCTGTGTGTGTTAAAATAAAAACCCTCTGTAGTATCTATTATACTATCAGAGGGTCTTAGTGTCAATGTCTTTTGGTTATTTAAAAATGATCAATGCCATCAACATTGCTTGAACAAAAAATCCAAAACCAATTGTAATAATGTTTAACAGATCTTTGGCAATCACAGATCGAACAAAGAATGTAAACAGACCCAGCCACATAAGTGCAATCATATCAACTGGGGGTAACTTTTCAGTTAGACCAGTAAGTATAGCGACCAATGTAGGAATAGTTGCCAAATGCACTAGAATGACACCAATCCAACCTAGCGTTTCTGCACTAAGATGTCCAATATTCTCAGTAAGACTATCTCGCATTTTTTTAAGGTTAACCAAATCTCTCAAATCAACTTTCATATTATCCTCTTATTTGTAAAATACATGACCGGCAATGGTTGCAACTCTTTCTCTATTCCATTTTGGATTGATGTGCGTAGCATGAAAATATAATGCATTTTTCAAACTAGGCAATCGAAATCCTTCTAATAGAACTTGTCGTGCTACCATTTCACTTTCACGAAACTGTGCTGTATTTTTTGGTTTAATTGCACTAGCAGTTTCACAGTACCAACTAAATTGACACAGTACCTTCTCATACACTACATTCTTTTGGTAAACTACTTTACAGATATCAGATGGAAATTGTCCACTTTCGCTTCTATTAATAGTAACTTGAGCTACTGCAACCTTGCCTTCAAATGGCTGATTGCCCGCTTCATAATAAATGTTTTTAGCTAAACAATCTAGTTGTTTGTTGCGTACTTCAGCAGTTATGGCAGTATTCGACATAACTAACTGTTTTTCTGGGTCTAGTTTATACTTGACCGCTTTGTATCCTATAAATCCAACTAGTGCTAGACCTAACAATACAAGTAAGATTTTAATGACTTTGATCATTGCTTCTCCTTTTTATGTTAATAAAGTACTTATCTACGCATTCTACTAATGTCAACAGCTTGTTCATCTGAAAAAACTGGTACTGCATTACTTTTATGCATGGTTGCAATACCTTTGACTTTAGTTCCTGTGTATATCTTTGCTGGCGCCAAGGTGGCAACGCCATTATCCTGACCCAAACTTTTAATATGGGCAGTGCTTCTATTTTCGGGTATCTTAAGTGAGTAATTACCTGTCAGTGGCTCAGCTGACAATGCTCGCTTACGTTTCTTTTCGTCTGTTTCAATACCCCATCGCTTTTGGATTTCTTTCCAATCTTGATCCAATTGCTCTGCTTTACGTTTGGCTTCAGCCGAAGCAAATTTAACTTTGCCTTTTCGTTTGCCAGTGGTACTAAGCCACGGGCCTTCTAGGTGCATACTCAATTTTGACTCCAAAATAAACAAACAAGTACACAGTGTACGCTATATTTTGAGTTATGTCAATTAAAATGAGCTTGCAACCATTTCTAGTAGTTCTTCGTGTTCATACGATTCATAGTCCTCGTTGAACTCATATATAGCATCGTCAATGCCTTCCCAACCCTTAACGCCTAACATTTCAAATAACTCTTTTTTGGTTATAGGTTCATTACGCAAATGGCTAACCCATACTGATGTCATGATAATGCAGGCAAACACCGTTCTATCACTGTACACATCATTAGCTTCACACCACTGAATCGTACGTTCCATGTAGTATCGAATGTCTTCAATTCTATGCTCTAACTGAGCAATCCAATCTCGAGTTGCTTTTCTATCCCACACTTTTTTCATACCCTAAAACTTTCTCCACATCCGCATTTGTCACGTTCGTTTGGATTTGAAAATTCAAATCCTTCGTTGAGTCCATTACGGACCCAATTAACAACTAGACCATTCAAATACGGAAGTGCTTTTTCATCAACTAACACTACAAAATCTGGCTGAGCAAAATTGACTAATCCTATTTCAGGTTCGTACTTATCAACATATTCTAGTGTATAAGCAAGTCCACTACATCCCGTAGTCTTTACACCTAAACGTATGCCAACACCTCGCCCACGTTTAGACATGAGCTGTTTGATTTTCTTACTGGCTGTGTCGGATACGGTAATCATTTACGGCTGCTTTGATGGCATCCTCAGCCAATATGCTACAATGTATCTTAACTGGCGGTAGAGCAAGTTCTTCTGCAATTTCACTATTTTTAATAGATGATGCTTGATCAAGACTCATACCCTTTACCAACTCAGTAATAAGCGAACTACTAGCAATAGCACTACCGCACCCGTATGTTTTAAAACGTGCATCAGTAATAATACCATCTTCTACCTTGATCTGTAGTTTCATCACATCACCACACGCAGGGGCGCCAACCATGCCAGTCCCTACAGTAGGATCATCTTTTTCAAACGATCCTACGTTGCGGGGATTTTCGTAGTGATCGATGACTTTTTCTGAGTATGCCATTATTGTGTACAGGTCCTTTCACGATAGATTTGTCCATCGGGTTGTTGAATCTCTTTCCATTCAGTGCATACGGGTTGACGTTGTACATATACCGATTGTGGTTGTACATAAACAGGTTGTTGTTGGACGATCACGGGCTGTGATTCTCTAGCGATGACAGCACCTGCAATACCGCCAATGATCAACGGAGCCATCCAATTGCCACCGCCGTAGTACCCGCCGTGATGATGCCACTGTGCGTTGGCTGTACCTACAACTGCAAATAACGACAATGCTATTAATATCTTTTTCATAGTAGTCTCCTTAGGCTATACATATATAACGCCTTAGACTAATATTTAGTTTACTTTCCAGTAGATTCTTTACGTGCGTTCTTAACCGCAGTAACATCGTTACGAGTTTCTTTGCATAACTTGGCTAGATCTTGACAATGTTTACGAACACGGGTGCCGGCAGCGCCAACTTCCTTGTCATAAAACTTTTCGAAGTCTGCTTCCATAGCTTCTACGATTTTTGTGAACTCTTGATATTTGTTTGCTGACATAATAGTCTCCTTTTGTTATATTAGTTATTACCAGTGATGTAATGTGTTCGCAATAATGAAACAACACGTTATCACATGTATGATGACCCAGAAGGTCTTTAAGAACAACGCTATACGTGCTTCTCTTAAAGTAAGTATAGGTATGTTTGGACGATCTTCGTCTGTTTGACCCATTAAATGGCCGGTGGCTCTCGCCCAAACTCTCTCTAAACTGTTCATAGTGGACCTAATTCTTTCTCCAGCCATGCTTTACAGTCTGTCCAGTTACGATACATATGGGCACGCCCGCCTGCTTTTATCCATTCTTCGTTATTACTACGGCGATCATCAATAAGAATGTCTTCGGAGCTTTCACACCGCATCCATTTGTTATCACTGTATGGGCCAAAGAACACAGGTATATGTGGGAAGTGTAATCTTGCCCACCACACTTTATCAACAAATGCCCACGGCATATCGTTGTTGTGGGGTACTGCGGTTAAGAAGAACAGTTCTACGTCTGGGTGTTTATCAGTATATTCTGTAACCCAATTGACTAGATCTACTGCGCCTTCCTTTAATGGAAGTTTGCTGTACATACGCTGATCATCTTTGAGTCTGTTCCACACTGGCAAGGGCAGCATCTCACCTTCTTGCCATGCAGGTTCTTTAAGGTAGGCTCGGGCGTAACCCATCCAATCGGCGACGACATCATCCATATCTAAATAAATTTTCATTGATTAAGTTTGTTAGTTAGCGAATACAGTTGACGAACCAGAAGTTATAGAACCGGCATCAGCCGAATCTCCAACTCGAGCAATGGGTTTATTGTTGACAAACACATTTCCTGATCCTGCGTTGACAGCAGCGGCATGAGAAACTGAACAGTTTCTACCAGTTAATCGGTGAACTACTGTAGGATCACCTTGGCGCTCTACACCTAAGCCATTGGCAAACACATTACCCGAAGGACCTGTGAGAGTAGTCGATCCGTCACATCCGTGTCCGGTTGAAATTGAGTCTCCAATTCTTGCTATTGCTGGCATGAAAATATTTATGCTAATGCAATTCCGGTAGTTGATTCTAAAAATTGCTTTGCGAATTGTGCATCAGTTGCTTCGGCTACTGTAACCGTAGACTTCTGTAATTTAACATCAGTGCTAGGATTAACTGTAAACAAGTATGGCATTAAACCTGGACCGTTTTGTCCCATTCCAATTACCATAGGTCTTGATAGTTTGTAATAAACTGGACCATCTTCTACTAGCTTGGCAACAATTTCTTCACCGCTCGTAAGTTTAAGTGTAACTACTTCGCCTTCAGTAATGCCTTTATTGATTAACATTTTTAATTTCCTTATTAGTATCAGCTACCGTTGAATCCGGTTTCGTCGATGTATTTTCTTAATTCTGTGAACCCGCCAATTAATGATCCGCCAATTATAATTTGCGGAACTGTTCGAGCATTTGGTACTGCTTCTAACAATTCTTCTCGAGTGTAGCCATCTCCGATTTTACGCTCTTCAAATTTAACACCTTGTTGTGTTAATAATGTTTTAGCTTGATCGCAATAGGGGCAATGGTACTTTGACCATACAATAACTGGTATTGACATAATTTCTCCAATGATTTATTATAGCACAGGTAAGGCATCATAGTCAATACCTTCACCCATGACTCCGATGACATAATTAGTCGATTCGTTTTCTTGTAGTGCTGTTTGTTTCTTGCTGGTATCAGTGTGCTTGTTAAACCAAGGAATTGGGGTTGATTTTGGAGCCGACACTTGATATTTAACGCCAATTTGTTTGAGTGCATCTACTGCTGTGTAGTCAACAAAGTCACGTAGGATGTTTGCGTTGAGTCCAATAACTGGGCCCATCTTAAACAGGTAGTTGGCCCAATCTTTTTCCTCACGGATAACATCTGCATACATGGCATAGACTTCAGCTTCGCATTCTTGTTTGGCTCTAGCAAATCGAGGATCTTCTTTAACAACTTGATTAATCAAATAAGCAGTCCAGCCTTTGTGTAGCAGTTCGTCTTGTAGAATCAAACTGATAATGTTGCCGTTGCCAATAAAGATCTTGTTCTCAACCATTGCCAAGCTGGTGGCAAATGATACCATAAAGCGGAACGCTTCTAATGCATAGCTGGCATTCAATGCCATCCAAATTGCTTTGATGTGCTCATGCTCGTCGATTATTTCGCCAACTTCTTTTCGGCAGTTTACCAAATGTAATGCATCATAGTATTTGCCCACACTGCTTGCCATGTCTACAATTTCTTTAGTGTCATGGATAGTGTTAAACACATCTTTGGGCACATTGTAGATGTTGCGGATTATATGACTGTAGCTTTTACTATGGATGTTGGTTTCAAAGAATCCCCAGTTGTACATGAGGGCTTCAACTTCGGGCAGACTACAAACAGGAGTGAATACCTGTGTTGGTCCACGACCTTGCAAACTATCAAGTGCTGTTTGACGTAGTAGGTTGCTAGTGAATATATGTTTAACTGCATCGCTTGCATCCTTAAAATCGTTTGAATCTTTGGTAAGACTAACTTCTTCAGGTTGCCAGAAGAAGCCACGGGCTGTGGCATCGAAGTCTGCAATCTTCTTGTATTTAACTTCTTCGAAGCGTTGGATAGTCACTGGACCTGCTGGGTCCAGAAACATCTTACGATTCAAATAGTCCGTTTTTGTTTTTAAATTATATTGTGCTGTTGACATATTATCTCTTAAAGTTTACACGACTCGCAATCGTCTTCATTATCAAAGTCGATTACTTCTAACAGAGTAGGTGCTTCTTCTGCTTTCATTTTACTGCCTGCTTTGTTAATCAAGCTGTAGTAGAATGTTTTCAATCCCCACATATGTGCCTGCATCAAATTCTTAGCAATCAGTGTAGTTGGTACTTTACGATCTGCAAAGTGTGCTGGATTGTAGAATGTGTTAGTGCTGATTGATTGATCAGTGTAAGCAGCAATAACGGCTGCTGTCTTAATGTAGCCATCGCAGTCTTTTTGTTCCCACATGAGTTGATATTTGTTCTTCAACTTGTGATACTCAGGTACAACTTGCACAAACGATCCTGCTTTAGATTCTTTGACACTAATTAAACTCATTGGCATCTCAATACCGTTAGTTGAGTTAATAACAACACTAGATGACTCAACTGGAGCAACTGCCATTTGTGTAGCATTACGAACTCCATGTTCTTTCATTTGTGCTCGTAGTGTTTCCCAGTCTAACTCTGGAGCAAAGTCTGCTAATTCATTAACACCCTTAGCACGTAGTTCCCAGGGGAATACACCTTGCCCGTATCGTGTATGGTCACTACCTTCGCAACGACCACGTTCTTTAGCTAGTTCAACACTGGCCTCAGTTAGGTAGTATGATTGATGTTCCATCCACGACTTGACTTCGCCTAAAGAATCTTTCTCACCGTACTTGAGACTGCGCTTGGCATGCCAGTAGGCCAAGTTTGTTATACCAATGCCCAATGGGCGAATTTCATCATTGCTTAGTTTACTTTGTATTGACAAGAAGTCTTGATAGTCAAGAATATTGTTCAAGCTACGATGCAGAATACGGCAGGCCCTGCGCATGTCTTCTGGATTACGGAATGCTCCCCAGTTGATGGAACCGAGAGTACATAACGCAATGCGTCCTTCAGGGTCGTCCAATCGTTTAAAACTTTTAGTGGGGAGCAAAATTTCACAACATAAGTTGCTTTGATAGATAGTATGGTACTCTGGGTCAAACGGACCCTGATTCATAACATTGTCAATGAACACTAGATAGATACGTCCTGTATCAGTACGCTCTTTCAGTATGCCCGACTTGAATACTTCTTCAGCACTCATAGTCTTTGTTCTTAAGTCCGTGCGTTTCTCATACTTTACGTAAAGTTCTTCAAAACGTTCTGTGTTTTGATAGAACGCTTCGTATAAGTCTGGTACTTCGTTGGGATCAAAGAATGTTATTTGTTCTTTGTTTTTAAATCGTCTCCAGAAGAAAGCACTAAGCACAACCCCATAATCCATATGACGGACTCGGGTTTCTTCTGTTCCTTGGTTGTTCTTAAGCACAATAAGGTCATCAAACTGATGATGCCAAATAGGATAGAATACAGTAGCACTAGCATTACGAATGCCTCCTTGTGAGCAACTACGTAAGTCGCCGAACCATTTTTTCAGGAATGGTATCATACCTGTGTGCATGATCTCACCACCACGGATGGGACTGCCTAATGGACGCAGTCGTCCTATCTCTAAACCAATGCCAGCACGTTTGCTAGCATACTTGGCCATCATTTCTCCGCTGGCGAAAATACTGTCCAAATCATCATCCGAGCGAATAAGTACGCAACTACTAAATTGCTTAGTAGGCGTACCAAGCCCTGCCAATACTGGCGTGGCCAGTGTAAATAGTCCGTCACTTGCGGCATTGTAATACTCCTTTATATAACGCATACGTGCTGAGTTAGGTTCTTCTTTATGGAACACAGTAGCAGCTGCAATCATATATCTGATTTGTGGTGTTTCGTATGTTT